GGCGTCTCTGATGGTGACAAAGGGGACATTACAGTGTCAGCCTCTGGTGCTACATGGACCATTGATAATGGCTCTGTGTCCCTCGCCAAGATGGCTGATATGGCAACGTCTTCCCTCATCTACCGTAAGACGGCAGCCACTGGTGCCCCAGAGGTACAAACTCTTGCCACCCTTAAAACAGATTTAGGTCTCACTGGAACTAACAGCGGAGACCAGACTACCATTGTTGGTATCACTGGCACTAAAGCCCAGTTTGACACAGCAGTGACAGACGGAAACATAATGTACGTAGGGGACGCCCCTACAGCTCATACACATGTAGCAGCTAACATCACAGACTTCTCAGCAGCCGTTGCTGCTACCGCCTCTGTGACAGCTAACACAGCTAAGGTGACAAACGCCACCCACACAGGTGAGGTGACGGGGGCTACGGCTCTAACCATCACTGATGGTGCCGTTACACTAGCTAAGATGGCTAACATGCCCACAGCTTCTTTGGTGTATAGGAAGACAGCAGGCTCTGGCGTCCCTGAGACACAAACACTGGCTACACTGAAAACAGACCTTGGCTTAACGGGGACTAACAGTGGGGATCAAACCTCAATTGTAGGTCTTACAGGAACTAAGGTTCAGTTTGATACGGCTGTTACAGATGGCAACTTCCTTTATGTAGGAGATGCTCCAACAGCCCACACACATGTAGCCTCTGAAATAACTGACTTTTCTACGGCTGTGGCAGCCACTGCTGCCGTAACAGCTAACACAGCTAAAGTGAGCAATGCTACACATACAGGAGAAGTTACAGGCTCTACAGCTCTAACAATTGCAGCAGATGCTGTCACCTTTGCTAAGATGCAGAACATTGCTACGTCCACCATTATGGGACGTGTTACAGCAGCTACAGGGGACCCTGAAGCCCTTACAGGCACACAGGCCACCACGCTACTAGACACCTTCACCACAGGGCTAAAAGGTCTTGTTCCTGCATCAGGGGGTGGCACAACCAACTTCCTACGTGCGGACGGAACATTTGCTGCCCCCTCAGGAGGGGGGGGTGTATCGGATGGTGATAAGGGTGACATCACCGTTTCTGGGACCGGGGCAACTTGGACCATAGACAATGGTGCCGTGTCCCTTGCTAAAATGTCTGATATTGCTACAGCACGTATTATTGGTAGAACTACAGCAGCCACTGGTGTACCAGAAGCACTGACTGGAACTCAAGCAACTACACTACTAGACACCTTCACGACCAGCTTAAAGGGCCTAGCACCTGCCTCTGGGGGTGGTACAGCTAACTACTTAAGGGCTGACGGTACGTGGACAGCACCACCTGCTGGCTCTGATGTACCATTTGCATATGGGCAGTTAACAGCTAACTACACGTTGACTAGCACTACGGCAGCACAAAAACTGTTCAACTGGACAACCAATGGTGCCCTAACACTAGCTACTGGACGTTATCGTTTCAACTCTAAAATCTACTTGTTGAGCATGTCAGCTACGTCAGGGAATGCTGCCTTTCACCTACTTGGGGCAGGGAGTGCTACATTAGCTAACATCTTCTACTTGACGAGTGGTTCGGACTCCACCTCACCCTTAACAGTATTAACAAGAGGCGGCACAGCCACTGTCACACAAGCTAGCCCAGCTTCAATGATTACGGCTGGTACAGGTACTGGTATGGTAACGGAGATTGATGGTATATTTAACGTAACAGTCACTGGAACGGTCATTCCATCTATTGCACTGGTCACAGCAGCAGCAGCAATTGTCCAAGCTGGTTCTTATTTTGAATGTATCAGAATTGGCGACACAGGGAGCAACACTTTAGGTAGTTGGTCATAAGGAACAAATATGAACGCACTTAATGATAAGCAAAAGCTCTTCCTTGAAGTGCTGTTTGTAAGCGAACAAGATGGTGGAGCAGGGGGAGATTTCCAGAAGGCTAAAGTGCTAGCTGGTTATCACGAACGCTACTCCACCCGTGTCTTGCTCTCTTCCCTTAAGGGGGAAATTGAACAAGCTACACGAGACTATTTTGTACAGGTGGGGCCTAAGGCTGCCATTAAGATGTCTGGTGTACTAGATGACCCAACCCAGATGGGGGCCAAAGAAGTGTTGGCTGCCTCTAAGGAGCTGCTCGACCGAGCAGGCATTACCAAAATTGATAAGATAGATGTCATCTCTTCTGGTGGTGGCCTCTTCATCCTTCCAGCTAAAGATACAAAGAATGAGGACGAATAATGGCCCTAACCCTTGACAGCTCAAAACCAGTTAGTGGTGTAAAGCTCTACACATATGACAACCTTGATACCCTTGATACATCTCCGGGAATTATCCTTTCTGAGGGCACAGCCCCTATTGCGGGCTTTATCCAAGCCATTGGCACTTTTGGTGGTGGTACAGTGAAGCTTCAAGGCAGTAATGATAATATTAATTGGGTTGATCTTCTTGATGTCACTGGCACTGCCATTGGCATGACCACTGCTGGTGGAAAAGAATTTACTAGCTCTTGCGTCTACCTGCGTCCCCTTATTACAGGTGGTGCTGGTGATGATGTTGATGTACTAATTTCTCTCAGGGGGTAATATGCGTTCAGTCCTACTAAGACGGCTCCGTAGTAGTGGGGCAGACGGCTATGCAGCCGTTGGTATCAAACCCAAGGTGGTGGCTGATTTTGAAAACAGCTATTTCCGTAAAGCCAGTGGTCTTACCACTTTTGACAACCTCCTCACTCACAGTCGCGCTGGCAATGCCACGATGGTGGACAGCGATGGGAAACTGAAATGGGCACCGCATAACCTTGTCGCCTATTCCGGTGATTTCTCGAATGCGGCTTGGCTAAAGAACGTATCTCTGACCCTTGGTTCTTTGACTACAGCCCCAGATGGAACTAATTCCGCACAACTGGTTAATTTTGTCACGCAATTTTCCAACCTTACGCAGGTTGGGCTTCTCAGTAACAACGGGGCAAAAGCTAAGGTTGGTGTTTGGATTAAAAGAATATCTGGAAATACACAGCTTTACCTTCGTGGCCAAGATGGGGCACTTTTATATGCCTCAATTATCAACGTCACGGATGGGTGGGCCTACTACGAATCCGAGTTCACCCACGATGGGACAAATGCAATAGGGTTTACGATTCAAGATCGGAATGCCTCAGGCTTTGGGCAGATTGCCATTTGGCAACCCCGCGTCTACCGCTCTGACCTTGGCGGCATGGTCAACAACCCCGACACTGGCACCAGCTACGTGCCCACCACATCCGCTGCGCGTTATCTGCCCCGCCGTGGGCATCATGTGTGGGATGGGTCGGCTTGGGTGAATGAAGGGCTGCTGCTGGAAAGTGCGGCGGCGACGAATAATCTATTCCCATCTATTCCGCCTCTTTCGGCTGTTGGTAACTGGAATGCCTACACTGGAACATCGGCAGGAGGTCAAGCCGACCCGATAGGTGGCACATCAGCAAGCCTATTCACAGCTACAGGAGTGGGGGATCAACCACTTCGGAACACATTCACGCAGTCAATAAACACCAATTATTGCCTGTGGGCCTTGGTTGGTATCGGGACTGCGAGGTGGGTAAGACTAAGGGGGTTGTCTGTTTCTGGTGGTGGCGCTCCGGCAGTTGATGGGGCGTGGTTTGATCTTACGAACGGAGTTGTGGGAACCAAAGGCTCGGGCGTCACAACAACTGGAATGCTTAGGTTTAGCAGCGGCTATTGGTTGATATGGATGGCTTATAGCACCCCTGCTGTCATCACGAATAACCTTTGCGATCTTGCTTGGTCAAACGCAGATGCAACAACTGCGCAAACCATTGGACAAACAGGGATCGCCTATCATTGCCAGTTAGAGGTAGGGTCAATCCCATCGAGCCTGATCCCCACCACATCCGCCACAGTCACGCGGGCTGCTGAAACGCTGACCATTGCGGCGGCGAATATGTCTTGGCCGCCCTATGTTGAAACAACCGGAACGGAGTTGGTCACGAACGGCGGGTTCACCACCGACACCAACTGGACTAAGGGCACAGGCTGGACCATTGGTTCAGGCGTGGCGACCAAAGTCGCTGGCGTTGCTGGTGCGGCCACACAACCGATTACAGTCACGGCTGGCAACTGCTATCTTGCGACATATACAATCACAAGGACCGCAGGGACGATTACTCCGTTCTTCTCTGGTGGTGTATCTGGCGCTGGCGTGGGCCGATCTGCAAGCGGGACTTATAGCAACGTCATTGTGGCTGGAACGGGGAATACCACCCTAGAACTTTATGCTGATGCAGCCTTCGCTGGCACCATCGACAATGTAACCATTAAGCAGGTCAACCCTCTTGCCGTTGTATTGGCGATTGATGGTAAAGTAAATCATGCTGACATAAATGCATACAACGTAGCATTTTTCCGATGGGGCAACATTGGGGCCAGATTTGAAATTGACCTCGACACAACCGGGGCAAAGACTGGTGAACCTGCCTTTATCCATGACACATCCTCAATTGGGGGCGCTATCGTAATTAGCGATGGTGCGGATACGGCATACCCAGCGGGGCTGAATGTTCCATACAACCTTGCAATGCGGGTGGGGTCTACTTTTGTCAGTGGCGCACACGATGGAACTTTAACTTCATTACAAGCCGCAGTCGCTTATCCCAACTTATCTGCCCAAATATTGAATATGGGTTTTACCTTTAACGGAACTATTCGTTCCTTCCGTGAATGGGACGCCGACATTGGTGATCGCGGTATTGTAGAAGCCACTGGTAGAGTATGGTCAAACGATGCTTACGCAACTATTGGTTATGCACCTAAAGTGGTGGCCGACTTTACATCATATTACTACAGAAAGGTTTGAGCATGACTGACACTACATTTGAAGGCTTGCTCACCCATTCTAGGGCAGGTAATGCCACAATGACTGATAGTGATGGGCTGCTGAAATGGGCACCGCATAACCTTGCAGTATATTCTGAAGATTTTAGTAATGCTGCGTGGATTAAGTCGAATGCAATCGTAACGTCCAACGATGCTATTGCGCCTGACGGGACATTAACTGCCGATAAGATTACCTTTTCTGGGACTGGCGGGAATCAGTCAATCTTGGGTTTCAATACCCTTACAGGTAGATTTACGAACGCATTCTTTATCAAAGCCGCGGATGCCAGCCAGATTGGCTTGACAGTTAGATTTGACACGACAGGTGGTGGCGCTGTCGGTGCTACGAAAACCCTGACAAATGACTGGCAGCTTGTAACCGCAATTAACGATCCAACAGGCTACTACCAATTTAGGTTGATTAGCACGACCGGAATGACAGCAACATCATTCCATCTGTGGGGTGGGCACACTTACCAATCCGATCTGGGTGGTATGGTGAACAACCCAGATACAGGTGATTCCTATGTCCCCACTACCTCTGATGCTGTATATAAGTCTCGTGTTGGTCACCATGTATGGGGCGGCGCTGCATGGGTGAATGAAGGGCTGTTGCTGGAAAGTGCTGCAAGCACTAACTTGACGCTTCAATCCGAAAAAATCACTGGCTGGACCAATGCTGGTGGAACTTTTACCAATACAGGTTCAACTCGCGGCGGCTTTAATGACTGGATGCGATACACTTCTAGCGGGGTTGGTGGGGCAACCCGCGCCTACAGTGCGGCGTATGCAGTTGTTTCGGGAACGCCTTACACTTTCAAGGTGTTTATTGACTCCACAACAGACACCATTGATGCTGGTGCTGGTGTGTGGGAACTTTATTTTGGCCGATCTGGTGCTGACCGCATCCAAATCAGAATTAACACCTCAACTTGGACGATAACGAGCGTCACGGTTTCTGGCACTCTCGCACCATCTGCAACATCTGGGATCAGAGATGTAGGCAACGGCATCTATATGCTGTGGGTCACACTGACTCCAATCGTATCAGAGAATTGGACCTCCGGTATTTGGGAACCGGGTGTGGGTGTGACGGGCTATATCGACGTGACGGGCTGGACTTTTGAAGCTGCTACAGTGCCAACCTCCTACATTCCAACCTCCACAGCTACTGTAACTCGCGCAGCAGAGACATTAACCATTGCTGCGGCGAATATGTCCTATTCTGCAACGGCCATGTCTTTTGCGATTGAGGGGAAGATGAACTATGCTGATGACGCGACTTATAACACTGTCGCTTATCGCTGGTATCTCAACGCAACAAACCGCATCCAGTCAGAGTTTGAAAGCATCAGTGGAACCGGGCGATGGGCAACAGTGCAGCAAGATGCGGGCGGAAGCAAAGCCGTTCAAACAGGAGCGAGCGCCTATAGCCCCGGATTGAACATTCCAATGAAGTGGGCGACGAGAAATACAAATGCAGCGATTAACGGAGCCTACAATGGGACACTTCTAACGGCCAACACAACGCCCATTTCGCTTCCGAACCTGTCCGCCACAACCTTCCAACTCGGCTCTACATTCAACGGCACCATCCGGTCCTTCCGTCAATGGGACGTGGACATCACAGACGTAGGCATCACGGAGGCATCAACATGAGCATTCTTCTAAAAGATAAAGATGATAAAGATGTTGAGGCATTCGTGGACGATCCGGGGGGTATGGTAGATGCTTTGCTGCGAGCCGACACCGAAGCTGACTGGCTGACTGGTGCTGTGTTCTACGGTCTGCTAGTGGACAACGGCGAAGGTGATTTGGTCAACGCTCCGGGGGTGGACATTTCCATCATTGGGCCAGTAGTGTTGACACCGGGAGTCTATGGACTGAATGGGGTGGTGATTACGCCTCCAGTCATGGACAATCGGTTCCACGTAAATCTACGCATCCACGGCATTGCCTTGACCAAGATTGGTGAGGAAAGCCACAAGAAATGGCAGACTATGGCTATGAACTGGACAGTTCTGGGGGTGGATGACACCAACGGAAACAAAGGAGAGCGTGGCAAATCTTTGTCTAAAGTTACGCTGGTGGACCCAGCATCAATCAATAGCCGTATTAACGTATGGTTATAATCAATTGGGGGCACCATGGCAGCTAAGCCACGTAATTACAAAAAAGAGTATAATGCCACACATGGCACCCCCAAAGGTATTGCTGATCGTACAGCCCGTGTCCTAGCACGCCGTAAACTTGAAAAAGAGGGGCGTGTAAAGAAGGGTGATGGTAAAGAGGTTGACCACAAAAACTTCAACCCACGAGATGATTCTCCGGGTAATCTTCGTGTGGTGAGCAAGAAGACCAATCGCTCGAAGCAGCCTAAACGGAGTTAATATGAGAGAAGAAGAGGTGCTAAACCTTTCAGGGAAAAACTGGGTGCCCTTGCCAAGACTGGGGCGTATAGTGCCCTATGGTTATAAGGTGAGTGAGACAGACCCTAATGTGTTAGAGCCTGTTCTATTTGAACTAGAGGCACTTGAAGTGGCTAAAGAGTATAGACGTAAGAAATACTCTTATGCTAAGATTGCTGTTTGGCTATCTCAAGTGACTGGCCGCAGCATTAGTGCTGAGGGATTTAGGAAGAGGCTTGAGATTGACAATAAGCGTAGAGGAAAAGCTCAAACTCTTGCAAACTGGGCCAGAAAGTACAAGGAAGCTCTCGAAAAGGCCAAAGAAGTCGATGAACGCCTCGGTAACGACACCAGCGGTTATGACGCAGCCCTCAGAGAGATTATTCACATTTCCGCCCATAGCTGATGAAGAGCCAGAGCAGGAAGAGAATGTAGTGTTTCGGCCTAACCCCGGACCACAAAGTGCATTTCTAGCCTCAACTGAGACCGAGGTACTTTACGGCGGCGGGGCAGGTTCGGGCAAGTCCTTTGCCATGTTAGCTGACCCACTCAGATATGTGCATAACTCTAAGTTTAGTGGCCTCCTTCTACGTAGGACCACAGAAGAATTACGTGACCTTATTCGTGAAAGCAAAATACTCTACAAACAAGCCTTCCCTAAAGCTGTCTTTGGTGAGAGGGCTTCTACGTGGACCTTCCCCTCTGGTGCACAGATATGGTTCTCCTACCTAGACAGGGATGACGACGTATTAAGGTATCAGGGACAGGCTTTTAGTTGGATCGGCTTTGATGAGCTTACACAATGGCCCACCCCGTATCCGTATGAGTATATGAGAAGTCGTTTACGCTCTATTGACCCATCACTACCAACACATATTAGATGCACCTCGAACCCCGGCGGCCCCGGAATGGCTTGGGTTAAGAAGATGTATATTAATCCATCACCACCCGGTAAAGCTTTTTGGGCGACGGATATTGAGACAGGTAAGGTTTTAAAATACCCGGAACACCATAGTAAGTTTCCCGGACAACCTTTGTTCAAAAGGCGCTTCATCCCGGCCCTACTCAAAGACAACCCCTACCTGTACGATTCTGGTGAATATGAGCTTAAGCTTCTTGCTATGCCAGAACACCAAAGACAACAGCTCTTGTATGGTAACTGGGACATTAGCGAGGGCGCTGCCTTCACGGAGTGGAACAGGGACATTCACGTATGTGAACCTTTTCACATCCCTCGTGAGTGGACTAAGTTTAGGGCTTGTGATTACGGGTATGGTTCTCACACTGGTGTTCTCTGGTTTGCAATAGAACCTAAGACAGACATTATCTACGTGTACAGGGAGCTGTATGTCAGTAAGGTGCTGGCTACAGACTTAGCAGACATGATTGTGGAAATTGAGAGGGATGATGGTAACATCAAATACGGTGTCCTTGACTCCTCTCTGTGGCACAAACGAGGTGATCCCGGCCCCTCCCTTGCAGAACAGATGATTGCAAGGGGCTGCCGTTGGAGACCCTCTGATAGAAGCTCTGGTAGTCGTATATCAGGTAAGAACGAAGTGCATAGGCGTTTACAAGTGGATGAATACACGGAAAGTGCAAGGATTCAGTTCTTTGATACATGTGTAAACACCATAGCCCAGATGCCCATCATTCCTTTGGATAAGAGAAACCCTGAGGATATTGATACCAACTATCCACATGACCACCTTTATGATGCCCTTAGATATGGCCTTATGAGTAGACCTCGTGCCACAGTCTGGGACAATGACGCTTATAACAATCAATCCGAGCCAGTTGCCTCAGACAGCGTGTTTGGCTACTAAGGAGATTAAATGCAGAACCAAGACCTTCCCTATGAAATCGAGTCAGATGAAATTCATGCTGTAGAGGATGGAGATAGTCAAGAGCTTGGTCCTGTAGCTTCCTTTGTGGCTGAACGCTTCAATAAGGCAAAAGACAAAAAGCGCACTGATGAGATTCGTTTCCTCAAAGCATATAAGAACTTCCGTGGTCTCTATGGAAGTGATGTACAATTTACAGACTCAGAGAAGAGCCGTGTCTTTATCAAAGTGACTAAGACTAAGGTGCTGGCAGCCTATGGGCAGCTTGTAGAAGTGCTCTTTGGTGGTAACAGGTTCCCACTTAGTGTGGAGCCTAGCCGCCTACCTGAGGGTGTTATGGAAAGCTTCCACTTCAACCTTGATCCTAAAATTAATGGTAGTGAAGAAGCTAAGAACGTTATGAAAGAAGCTCCTTACGGTGTAAGGGGTGGACCTTCTCTGCCTCCGGGCACTACCGGATTTGATCTAGCCAAAGCTGGGCCTTACAGTGAGAAACTAAAAGGGCTTGAAAGCAAACTAGTTGAAGGCCCCGGTAAGACCCCTTCCAGCGTCACCTTCTGGCCTGCCCTTGAAGCAGCTAAGAAGATGGAAAAGAAAATTCATGACCAGCTCGATGAGAGCGGTGCTAATAAGCAACTGAGAGCCACAGCATTCGAGATGGCCCTGTTTGGCACTGGTGTTATGAAGGGTCCTTTCGCTGTTGATAAGGAATATGCTAATTGGTCTGAAGAGGGTGACTACGCCCCTGAGATCAAGACAGTGCCTGTTACGCAGAATGTGTCTATCTGGGATTTCTACCCAGACCCTGATGCTCGTAATATGGAAGAGTGTGAATATGTGATTGAAAGACACAGAATGTCTAAATCGCAGCTACGGGCGCTAAAGAACCGTCCACACTTCCGTGATACGGCAATTGATGAGGCCATCTCCCGTGGAGAGAACTACACCCGTGAATACTGGGAAAGCTCTATGGAAGATGAGGTGAGCAATCCAGACATTGAACGCTTTGAAGTGTTGGAATTTTGGGGCTACGTAGACATTGATACACTAGATAAGAATGAAGTGGACATTCCTAAAGAGCTTCGTAAGAACGACACATTGAATGTTAACATTTGGGTGTGTCATGGCGAAGTGCTTCGGTTGGTCCTTAACCCATTCAAGCCTTCTCGTATTCCCTACTACGCTGTGCCCTATGAGATGAATCCCTACAGCTTCTTTGGTGTTGGTGTTGCTGAGAACATGGATGACACACAAACCCTTATGAACGGCTTTATGCGTATGGCTGTTGATAATGCTGTGTTGTCTGGCAACCTAGTATTTGAGGTGGATGAGAACAACCTCACCCCCGGACAAGACCTTAAAATCTTCCCCGGTAAGGTGTTCAGGCGTCAAGGTGGTGCACCGGGACAAGCTATCTTTGGGACTAAGTTTCCTAATGTCACCAATGAGAACATGGCCCTGTTTGACAAGGCACGTATTCTTGCTGATGAGAGCACTGGCTTCCCCTCTTATGCACATGGTCAAACCTCTATTCAAGGGGTGGGACGTACAGCCTCTGGCATCTCTATGCTGATGAACGCTGCTAATGGTGGCATTCGTACAGTGGTTAAGAACATTGATGACTACCTGCTTGGACCTCTCGGTAAAGCCTTCTTTGCATTCAACATGCAATTTGATTTTGATAAAGAGATCAAGGGTGACCTAGAAGTTATTGCTCGTGGTACAGAAAGCCTTATGGCTAATGAAGTGAGAAGCCAGCGACTGATGCAATTTCTTGGTGTTGTCTCCAACCCGCTCCTTGCTCCGTTTGCTAAAATGGATGTCATTGTGCGGGAGATTGCTCGTAGCCTAGACCTCGACCCAGACAAGATTGTAAACAATGTGGGCGAGGCTGCTGCACAAGCAGAGATTATGAAGGGTATGATGGGGCAACAGGGAGCTGCACAAGGTGCTCCTCCGGGAAGCCCAGCAATGCCCAAGCCACCAGCAGGGGCACAAGCCTCTGACCCAACAGGGGGGGGTGGTGGTAGTATTGGTGCAGGGATGGCTGTAGCGCCCGGCGAGAGCGGCTTTAGCGCCAACACAGGACAAGGAATGGAATAATGGAAAAGCTGAAGCCTCTCGTCAATTCTCCCCATTGGGGGGCTTTAGTTGACCACTTTCAGGACATGCATGATAAAGAGGTGGCTAACATCATCTTCTCTAAAGATGACACAGAGACCCACCGTTATCAAGGAAAGCTTGAAATTCTTAGACAGCTTATTCGTCTTAAAGAGAATGTGAACAAACATGTATGAAGCCACAGGTCCTGCCGGAAGCCCCCTAACAAGGGACATGCTTAATCAAGAAGAAGAAAGCTATGTGGCAGGCGCTCCTGAGGAGAACAATGCTACGTTCTACACACCAGAGCAAGCAAAGGAGATTAACTTCTTTGCTCTCCCTATTGGTGCAGGACCTAATGACCAGCTTCTGGCTAGTGATGACCCTACAGTGTATACGTACCAAATGCCTAGTGGTGATATTTATTATGTCCCCACATACGCTGTTGATCAAAGCCTATCAGAGCCACGTTCTGTTGGTGAAGCAGCTACACGAGCTGTGGACTACATTCCCTCTGTGTCTGAAGCTTGGGACATGGCTAAGGCCATTCCCGGAGAAGCTTGGGGCACTGTAGACCGGGCTGTTAATGGCGGGGCTACGTATGGTGATGTAGCTGCCATTGCAGGTGGTATGGCTGGAACAGGTGCTCCTATGGTTGCCCCTGAAGGCGCTGTAGGCATGTTCATTGGTCGTAGGGCCAACCTTACACCAGAACAAGAAGCTAACCTAAATACGGCCACATATGCTCGGCCAGTGGGTGTTGCTGAAGATTCCCCTGAGTTATGGGAAAGCACTGGTTGGAATTTCAACCCGGACGAACGTCGTTGGTTTAGTGAGATTGATGACTCAGAAGCTAAATTCAATTTTGAGGCCCCTGCATTAGAAGCTGCTGTTCAACAATATGGAACTACCACAGCTAGGTTTGGTGATGCTTTTGATCACCCCTTGTTCTTTCAGAACTACCCAGCAATTGCTGATATGACCCTTGTTTTTAGGCCCACTGTGGATAAACATTATGACGGGGCTTTTAGGAATGGTAACACGTTGGAAATTAATGTTCCAGCATCGGGGCCATTCGACATGCCCGCCATCAAGAGTGTTTTGCTTCACGAAGCCCAACATGCTGTTCAATTAGCAGAGGGCTGGCGTGGACAAGGTATGAACCCTGATTGGATTGCTGGTAAAAAGGCAAATCAGAACTATGATGGTATCCTTGGACAAACGGCTGCAATTGACAGCTATGTTCAAAACAGAGAGATGTATAATAGGGCAACCTTTGAAGAAGACCTAATCTTTGAGTATGAAAATAACCCAAGACAGGTTTATCAACAGTTAAAGAATGATACTGGTCTACATATGACAGTTAGAGACATAATCATGCGTGATTATGAAAGTATTACTGGTATACGACCTACGCCAGCTTCTACATCAGATGCTCCACAAGGTTGGGGGGCTGTTAGCCCAATCACCCTTGATGAGTACAAACAAGTAATTACCACTGAGGCTGAACGTTTACACGAAGATTTAGGGACACATCATAATGTTCCACAAGACGTTAGAAGCTCCCTAGACACTTTCCTAGAAAACGTGCAACCAACCACCTTTATGGCCTATCGTTCAGAGGCTGGTGAGAAGGGGGCACGTAATACACAAGGACGTGGTGCTCTTAATCAACTAGAACGTAGGGCTGCCCACCCACCCTCCACTGAGGACCTGCAAAGTGTCCCTACGTGGTATTACGATGAGCAGATTAAACGCAGAGATGCAGCAGCACAAGCTATCAGACAGTTTTTACAAGGGACCCCATAATGATTGAACCAACCTCAGGAAATGTGGTCCCCCCCGGAGCACTGCCAGAAGAAGTGAAAGATGACCAACCCATCATGGCATCGGCCGGAGAATATATTATCCCCGCCTCGGTCGTACGTTATCTTGGATTAGAGAAAATCGAAGCTATGGTAAACAAGGCTAAAGAGGGCCTTAAAGAGAAGGCCGCTCAGGGACGCATTGGGGGGCAGCCTATGGGGCCTCCTTCTAGGGGACCAGAACAGAGCAAGCCTCCTGTAGCCCCCGTCTCACGGCCTCCTATGGGGCGTCCTCCGGGCATGGCTGAAGGGGGGCTTGTTTCCTCTAGCACACCTGCTGCCCCTAAGATGGTGAAGTTCTCCTCACCTGATGGCAAGAATGTTTTCATTCCTTTTGTGAATGGTAATGCAATCATCCCCATTCCTCAAGGCTACACACAAGCCGCTGTAGAGGCACAACCTGCTGCGACATCAACGGCTGTGGCCCCTAAGCCACAAGGCTACACTAAGCTTGAAGGAGTTGGTGGGATTGCTGAACAAGGTAACCCAATCAGCGAGTGGGGGGTTGATGACTTCGTGTCCCTTGGCACTCAGCTCACCAATCCAGTGGGTCAGGGCTTCCAACGTCTTGCCAATGCGGTCATCCCTTTTGGGAAGGTGTTCTCCACACTAGCTAATAACTATATGGAAGATAATGTCCCCGGACGGCTTGACTCCATGATTGAAACGGGTATGTCCCCTGAAGGGGCTGCTCTTACAGAGGATGAACTTAAGGGCTTGATGAATACACGAGAAGTGCTTCGTGATCGAATGTCTGAAGAGACAGGGCAATCAGGAAACCCCTTCGAGAGTATTGGTGGCTTCTTCAATCGTTTGATTGGACGAGACACACCATCAGCTCCCACCTCAGGTTCTCCCTCTCCTGTGTCTGGTGTATCAAAGGGGACAGGCTCACAATCTTCCCCCAACTCAGGGAATGGTAGTACTTTCTCTGACCCCAAAGAGGGTAGCTTTTTTAACCAAGCTGATAACCCAACACAAAAACCTGAGGGGTATGATAAGCCTGCCCCCGGACCTAAATTTGCAAAAGGTGGCCTCGTCACCCGTCGCTGTTAACAATATGGCTACCCACAGATAGTGGCCCCAGAAGGAAATTAAATGACTGAACTTACCGTCGTAGAAACCACTCCTAAATCCACCTTCATGTCTCGTAACACCAAAAGGAATGACGAGCGCATCAA